TCTTCTTGGTTAGCTTAGAGATACGCTTGAACTGCTCAGCTTGGAAAGCGAACCACCACTCCTTGTTGTGGGTAGCATGAGCTTTAACACTCTCTTCAACTTCGTAGCTGATTGTTATACCGAGCCACTCCGCTAGAGCGTGTTCTGTCTTAGCTCCTTTGGAATACTCCCAGCCCTTCATCATATACATGTGTGATGCAGTTGCGATAATAGAAACAAGGTCAATCATGGCGCACTCACGTACACACATCTCTCCTACTTCAATACCTAACTCAGCGGCGTGTGTCCTGCTCAATGCGGCAGGGTTGATAACTTCGAAGCCCTTCTCTTTCCATTTGAAAGAAGTAGCGTCGAAGGCAGGGAAGTTGTAGTCTTCGATACCTGTCATTGGACCAGCGATATAAACCGTCTGGTCACTTACATCTATTTTGTAGGGGGTTGCCATAATATAATTTTTCCGTCTTTGAAGTTTTCTGTTCTGAGTATGTAAGCAAGGCGAGCAGTGAGGAGTGCGTCCTCTTCTGTCATGTCTTTGCTTTCGTATATTTTAACGATGGCTTCCCAGTCCCATCCGTGCTTGTCTAAGAGCTTTACAGCGGTCTTAGGGCCAACACCTTTGAGTCCTTGGTATCCATCGGTAGCATCACCCATCAATGTCTGGATGAGGTGGTTCTTGTCTGCCTCTTCTTTTGTGAGGGTAACGAGTTCATCACGTAGGAAGTTGTACCAAGTGATGGGTAGCGTAGCGAAGTCCTTGTCACCGCTGAGAGCGATGGTGGTCTTAGGAGACTGCGTACACATGATGCCGATAAGGTCATCAGCTTCCATATTGTCCTGCATCATAAACGTGTGACGCTTGCACATCTGTTTAATAAGCTCAGTTAAGGCTAAGGGCTTACGCTTGTTCTTACGGTTACCTTTGTAGGCAGGGAAGAGCTCGTAGCGGAAGTTAGTCTTAGGACTGAAGACTACGAAGTAATCCTCAGTGTCAAACTTCTTGCACATAGACTCAATGAAGTCGTCACAATAAGCGAGAGAAGCATTTACGTCCGTGTGTAACGTCCATACTGCGTCCTCCCATTTAGTCTCTACCTCGTTACTGAAGGCGGCTCGGTAGGCAAGCATATCGCCATCTAGGAATAATGTTTTCATGTTAGTGTGTTTCTGACCAGTTAGCCCCAACGGAATACTCCCCGTCTAATGGGCATTTGAAACCAAGGGTTTTACCTGCCTTGGCGAGCGCATCTACAAAACAACTTCCAAGAGCATCAGCATCAGCTTGGTCACAACTGAACTGAACTTCATCGTGGATATTGCCATGTAGTTCGTAGGGTTGAGTTGCCATCTCAGAGAACTCAACGAGTGCCTGCTTCATCACCACTGCTCCTGCTGATTGTAGCAAGAGGTTAAGCGCAGAGTGTTTAGAGCGACACGGTAGGACACGTCCATCCAGACCTATTAGTTTGTTTGTCTGTTGTACCTTGTCAGCCACCGCCTCAGAGAGGTGACGGATAGCAGGAGTTTTGGACATGAAAGATTTCTTAAGTTTTTTACCATGCTTGGATGAACCATCAACAATGGAACCTATCTTGGCATCGCCTGCACCATAAAGGAAAGCATAGATAAAGGTCTTGGCTTGGTCTCTAGTCTGTAGCCCTGCCGCTTTCTGGTTAGCAGTGTGGATGTCACCTGTTAGGATTTCCTTAGCGTAAGCTCCGCTGTCCCAGCCGTGCAGGTAGTGAGCAAGGCAACGTAGTTCTAAGCCAGAGGCGTCAGCACCAACAAGTACCTTACCTTCTGGAGCAGTAAAACAAGACCTACACTCTGTACCATAAGGAGCACGTCCTGCTGGCACTTGGGCTACGTTAGGTTGTGAGTGTGTACAACGCCCAGAGATAGCACCGTTAGTGATTACCCTTCCGTGTATACGTCCATCGTTGTAGAGCTTGAGCCACGCTTGCTTGCCCTCAGCTACTTGTCCTAGACGTTTGGATACAAGCAGATATTCTAACAGCTTGAGAGCGTTGGGAGTGCCTATCTCTTTCAGTACAGGCTCATCAATCTTGGGACGCTTGCCATCATACGCGGCAGGCTTCCAGCCCTCAGACATCAACCGTTCACATATCTGGTCACGGGAGTTAGGGTTAAACGGAATCTCTTTGGTGCGGTGTGGCCCTTTGATGATTTCATTTGGCTTCCACCCAGACGCGACAAGCTCCTTCTTTGTTTTTGCTTGTTCGCCATTAGGAGCAACCCACCAATGACTTTTCATTAACTCAGTGGTAGACCCAAAAGACTTGGAAAGTTCGTCGCCTAGTTCTGCACGGCGAACCATGAGGTCAGCGGTAAGCTTCTCAGCCGCTTTGATGTCGAACGGAAAACCATTCCACTCTTGTTTACGCATAAGCCTAGCGAACTTATGTTCAAGCGTAAGCATACGGAGGTCGGGTTTCTTTTTAAGAAAGTGGTCATACAAGCGGTAGGTCACGTAGGTGTCCTGCTTGCAATACTCAATCATTTCTGGAGTACACGTAGTCCAGTCCTCGGTATCACCGTGGGCGTCCTTGTATACGCCTATACGTCTACCCCAAGCCTTTAAACTATGAGACCCAAGTAATTGACGGGGAAACCCATTTTCAGGGTCAGCGTAGTGTCTATCGTAGTCGCTGGTCTTTATGTCTGGGTACATACAGCGAGCCATGATTGCTGTGTCCAGAACCATAGGGTGCTTGAAGCCATACTTCTTTTGCAAGGCTGGGTAGTCAAAGCCAATAGAGTTATGCCCTACAATGGCGTCGTACTTCTTTAGACGTTCAACTCCTGTCAATACGGAGTCACCAGAGAACGCAATCGTTCCCGTGTTGTCGTGTATGGCTAGACAATGAACGGTCTCAAGGTCGGACAGTTTTGTCCAATCCTCAATGGCGTTCGTTTCTATATCGAAAAATGCTATGCTATTCATTTGTTGGTATCAGTGTGGTTAGTGGGAGCAGGATGCCCCGTGATGTGTTATTGTCTCCTCCTCTGACGTCCCTCTTTGTTTTCTTGAGGGGCTCAATAAGTTTTTTGAGGTCTGCGGTGGGAAGGAAGATGATTAGGTTTTCTACAACGAAGCAGTAATAATCCGCTTCGGAACGGTCGATGCCAGAGACTTTGCCTCGTGACATATATTCAACAAAAACATTGCCCGTCTTCTTGGCAAGCATATCTTTTTTAATTTCTATTTTTTTATCAGATAGCAATTCACCAATCTCTTTCTCAGCTATTTGTCCTACTTCAAGGTCGTGTCGAAAGTTTGAGCAATATTTCATATATTAGAAGGGGTTCTCGCTATAATGTTCTTCAGACATCAAGCCAGTCGTGGGGTTGTAATTTAGGGCACAGGCGATACCTGTCTCCCCAGAGAATCTATTCTTAAGAACACGTACGATTGTCTTGTTCTTGTTTTCGGGGCACTGCCCATTACGCTCAAGCCCACAACAAATGTCGGAGAGTTGTGCGATAGCGGCAGAACCACGGAGTTGTGCTAAGCTAGTGCTTGCGCCTTCCTCGTGTCCTTTACCTTCTGGACGCTTAAGGTGGCTAACTAGAATCATTCCAATGTTAGTTTCTTCAACAAGTGAACGTAGCTTCGTCATAGTGTTGTCTATTAACCTACGTTCATCACCATCTCCTAAACCAGAAACGATAATACTAAGGTGGTCGAGAACAACGTATTCTACGTCCATGACCTTAGCCATATAGCGTATATGTCCTAGGAGGTTGTCGCTCTCCATTGAGCCCCAGTGGTCGTATAGGAAGCAACGCCCAGAGCCTACAGTATTTTTGAAGGCTTCGTTGTATTCATCGGTTGCTTGGAACTCTGGGTCAAGGTGTATGAGCTTCTTCATCTCAAGACCTATGATGGAGTTGGCAGTGCGCTCAAGGGATTCCTCAAGGGCGATGTAGCCTACCTTATGGTCAGTCTTTAGAAGGTCGTGTGCAATAATCTTACAGACGTGGGACTTGCCTACGCCTGACCCCGCCGCGAAAGTTACAATCTCACCACGGCGAAGACCATGAGTAAGACGATTTAAACCACGGAAAGGATAATCAACTGACTGATTGTTCTTAGGAGTTGTGAGGCGTTCGTAGAGGTCAACGCCGTCCGTGATAGCATCGGGCTTCCACGGCTTTGCATCCCACATCGCACTAACAATTTCGTTCTTGCGGTTAGCCAGTAATAACTCGTTAGGGTCTTTCATTGTCAGACGGGCTATCTTTGTCTTACCCGCTGGTAGTAGGTGACTGACTGCTTCTGAGGCTTTACGTCCCTGTTCATCTTCATCGAACATCAACACCACTGTCTCAAACTGGTCGAGCCAAGGGAACTGTGCTTTGAAGATAGACTTAGCTGACTGTGCGCCATTTGGTAGAGATACTACAGGCCATTTACCATCGCCGTTCGCCATCGCTACAGACAGGCAATCAACTTCGCCTTCCGTAACAACAAGCATACGACCTCCGTTAGGCCATAGGTGCTGTCCGAAGAACACGTTAGGAGCGCCCTTGCATTGAAAGCGTTTGTCTTTAAACCGTAGCTTCTGTGCTACTAGCTCCCCGTCGGTGTCTCTGTAGTTCGCTACATGACAAGCCTCTCCGTTGTAAGTAGCGACGTGGTATCCGTATTTCTTACAGATGTCTTTGGTCAAACCACGAACGGGAATGTCCACCGTGTTTCCAGATAGGAAGTCTGAAGGCTTGGTCTCTTTAGGCGTCACAGTATAAGTATTTCCTCTGCCTGAATGCCAAGTCCCGCAACTGTGGCACTTGGTGCTTCCGTCTGTATTGATGCAAAGCGCATCGCTTGAGCCGCAGTCTTCGCATGGTTGATGTGTTATTTGTGATTTAAGTGTATCCATTCTGTTGGTATTGTTTTGTGAGCCCATAGGAAGCCGTGCTTGTCGCACCACTCCCCGTATGTGGTCTTGCTCTTTTTGCTGAGTGTGTTGTGCGCGTTCTGAAAGCAAAATCTAATGTCCAGTTCTGGGTTACAGTCGCGCACTCTTAAGTGCT